TTAAATGGTACAGCGTAATCAAGGTTTGCTACCTTGTTGCTGGCAACGGCCACATCGACCCGGTCGGCGTCGACCAGATCAGTTACAGTGACGCGCCAGAATGTTGCGTAGTCGCCCGCGGCTGAGAAGATCACCGACTCGTCTGCCACAAAACCCAAACGGTTCTTGTAATAGATGATGTCCTTGATCTCGGTGCCGACAAATGAAGGCGGCGGATTTGTTTGGTCGTCGCCAACCTGGCGGACAGCCCATGCGAAAGGTACGAATGAGAATGTACCATCGCTCTCAGCAACCAGTGCGTGAGGCATGGTGTGCTCGTCGAAGCGGAGCGACCCTGAGACGGGCTCGTAGGTTTCTTCCCAAACGCCACCAGTCCGGACAACGTAGTATGTTCCGAATGATTCACCCTCAAGTGAACCTGAGGAGATACGCCATACGTCACCTTCAGAGGGCGGGGAGGCATCGACAGGATTCGGCAGGTCATTGAAGGACTGCTTCGAACCTTGGAATGTACCTTGAGCCACGTTAAAGAAATCGGCGGAAGGAATTGTACCCTCACGTCTCCAGCGTTCTGGAGTGTACCAGTCACTGAGTTCAGTGGGTTCGGTTCCTGGAGCTGTCTCGGTGTCGACAGTGATCGACTTGTTCACGATGAACGAGTAGTCACCAATCGATACGACAGCGAAGTCATTCGCCGGGTCATCCGCGTCGAGGTAGGTTACGCCCTGAGGACTATTGACAGTCTTCGCGGTGCCGTCTTGATCATATACCGCGAGTGCTCCGTCGGTGATGATAACAATGTATCGCTCAGTAACACTACGGTTGATAGTGTGCACGTGCGCTGCACCATCCAAAGAGGACGCGGTGAGCAGGGCTACGTTCTGGAGCGGGGGCCGCTTCTGTAGTCCGTCGACGACCGTACCGAGGACATTAACCTGGCTCTCGAGTTGAGACTCAAGACGCAGCGTTGCAGGCTGCTGGCTAACGCCATTGTATAGACCAGTAAGCGGTCGGCTGATGAGGGACATAGTGATTCCTATACGGGGTTACGCATCCGATGGATAGCGACGTTGGGGCCGGTGTCCTTCCGGAAGATGTTAGTCTTCTTCGCGCGGCGCTCAGCTTTGGTCAACGTGGCAAGCGCCTCGTTCTCGTGCTGTGCAGTGTAGCGGAACAGGATGTCGGACCCAATGATGTGGGATTGAAAGAGGCGAGCTGCACGAGTCATAATGTACAGGCGAAAGGCCTCAGGGGTTTGGATGAGGTTTACGGCGCGGATGATAGTGTACTCTTCGGTCGTGGTGATCTCGAAGGAGTTCTCTTCACGGTCGTACATCATTCTGGTGCCACCATTGTCACGCTCAACGAAATCGTTGTAGTCGTAAGTGGGCACGATAGACAGCGCGTTCGACGGAATGAGAATGTTGTCACTCACGTCCGGCGCGATCTCAAATTCATAATCGGTGTTAAAGCTCCAGCCTCGGGTGAGGACTGAGCGGGTGACCATATCGAGGTCAAGCTCTGCGATAGCAGCATCACGGATGCCAGTAGTATCGAGAGAGTTGAGTGGCGTCTGGCCGATACTCGCGAGCATAAGATTTACGGCATCGAGTTTGGTTGCCGGGACCAGTACGTCAGTCATAATAAGTTTCCTTTAAAGAAAAAAACCCCCCAAGACCCGAAGGCCCTGAGGGGGATTAACAGTTGACTACCAGTCAGACTCAGCTTCGCCTGAGAAGGTGAAGTCTTCGCCGAGGTAGATTGCCAGAGCAGCAGTGGTCTTCTGGTACTTGTCCAGAGTTCCGCCGCCACCGAGGCCCGCGAATGCGTTATCAGTAGTGTCACCAGTTCCAACGAGTTGGAAGACTTGGCCAATACCGATAGCTGCGCCTTCGCCGCTCGCAGACAGGAAGGTCGCGAGGTCAGCGTCAGTTGCATCAGTAACAGTGATAACGTGAGACGGGGTGTACATAGAGTTGAAAGCAGCTTGCACTTCCATCAGGGCGTTCTTTCCGCGAGTTGCGTCGCCGAATTGAACTTGGCCCAGTTGGAGTGAATCGAAAACGTCTTCGATGCCTGCTTCAACAACAGCTACAGTGTCTAAAGCCATGAGAATATTTCCTATGGTTGAGGTTGAGGTTGATCTAACGGGGCCCCCGAAGGAGCCCCATCAGGATTAGGCGGTGGCGATTTCGACAGCGCACTTGTTACGCAGAGGGCCGTGGCCGACAGCGTACTTGCCAACCATCAGGGTGCCCTGACGGCGGATGTCGTACTCAGATTCCATTGCGAGGCCCATCAACTGGACAGTCGCAGCAGCAGACTCGACGAATACTGAACCGACAGTGGTGCTCATGTCGATGCGGTAATCAGACGGGATGTCTGTGTTTGCGGAATCGTCAGTTCCCCACGGGAGGTTGTTGCTCTTGTGAACACCAACACCACCGATAAGTGAGAACTTACCTTTGCTGTAAGAACCATCGCCGTCAACATCACGGTTCAGGATAAGAGTAGGCTCCTGTGCCAGCAAGTACCACTGAGCCGGTTTCAGGTCAGCGTAGACTTCCATGGTTTCAACAGGAACGTCAGCCTCTTCCATGGTCTGCTTAGCAGTCCAGATAGAAGCGGCCAGTGAAGTTGCAGAGGTGTCGCCGTCGGCGTCAACAATCTGAGAACCACCTTGGTCACCATTGAACAGTGCACCACCGCGAGCTGCGCGGATCAGGTTACGAGCGATATTGGCATCGTACTGCTTTGCCAGGAAGCGACCCATCTCTTCAGAGTAGGGGCCACGAACGTCGTAATGGTTCTTGGCTTCGTCGATGTTCGCGATGAACACGTCAGAAATCAGAAGGTCGTCGATAGTGATGACAACTTCGTTGTGCGAGATTGCACGGCCGACAATTTCGTTGCCGGGAGTGTGATATCCACCGCTGGCTTGGAAAGTAGCGGGGAAAGAAGCGGACTTGCCGCTCTTGATGTTACGCTGGCGAGTTTGAGCCTTGGTGATTACCATGGTCTCGAAAGCAGTCAGGACTTCGCCTGCGAATACTTTCATGAACAGCGCATCAGATGAGCCTAGCTGGTCGGTTTGACCGAGGCGTGATACAGTAGCGTTAGCCATTTGAGAAACTCCATTGAGAGTTGAGTGAATTGATCAGAGGGGTGTGTGCCGGTCTTCACTTTCTGCTCAGGTTGTCCACCTCGGTGGGCCAGTGCGCTGTGTTGGTTGGCGATTCTACCCAAGACGTGATCAGCTATCTTGGGGTTGAATTTGGTGTCGTTTTTATTTAGCAAGGCAGCGCGACAATCCTTCGGTCCTGAGTGCGACTCAGTTAAACTTAGTCTTCTCGAATTTGCAATTGAGACACCCAGTGGATGGGCACGATTGTCTCGTCGGGTTGACCTTGGTGCATAATGATCGACCCTTTTTGGATGAAGGCGAGTGCCCACCATCTTGCTAAATTCTGGCTCTCGTAAGAGCCTAGCGTCATCTCCGTGTGTCCCCATGTGTTAGGGTCGTTAACTATGCAGTGGATTGACCACGGCATGGGATTTACTCCGGCAGTTGATGAAACTTAAATTAGGGTGCCCACCCTGCATTGCACAGGATGGGACTTTTGTTTGCACAGTGAGGAGAGAACTATGCGGGGGGAGCTTTAACCGAACAAGACCACGCCTTGCTTCTCAGCATTTTGGATCTTCTTCTGAACTTCAAGTTGGACATTGGGGTCCGACTTGTATGCCTTGGAGTTGATCGCGTCGATCATTTCCTGGGCGTTCTTGAAGTAGTCGCCGGTGACTATGGTGTTGTTCTCACCACCAATCAGATCGGGTTCTACGTCGGCTTCGTTCTGGTACCGCGCGTACATCTGCTGGATCGCGTATTCCATGGTGGAATCGTTGGTGACCTGAAGGTCAAACGCGGCAATCTCTTCATCAGTAAGGTTGTCATTAGCCCACTCGGACATGGCTTTGTAGCCTTCGGGTCCGTCAGTGAGGGAATGCGCCTTAGTGGCGACTGCATCTGCCATGGCCTGCTGGCCTGCGATGTACCGGTCGACCATATCGGCGGGGAAGCCAGCTTCATCAAGAGACTTGTAAGTCTCAAGTGAAAGGTTTCCGTTCTCCGCGAACTCGTCTTCGGCAGCTTTGATCGCTGTTTCTGAAGGGGTCGCTTCGCCTTGGTCGGCATCCGCACTCTTGTTGTCACCATCATCAGGCTTCAGGAACTTCTGTTCGAGATCTGATTGTGACTTAAGGAGTGCGTCGGTGTTTACTTCTCCCTTCTCCGCGTTCCAGAATTTCTCCGGTACGTTGTCAGGGCGTGTTGCTACCTGGCTGTCGCTGTCTTTGTTATCAGCGTCGGCAGTTTTGTCATCGGACGGGGTGAGAGTTTCACCGTTGACCACGACGCCGGCATCTTCGGCAGCTTTAACAGCAGCTTTGGATGCGTCGTCTTGAAGGTTCACTTGGTCTTCGGTTGCTTCGCCATCGGTAGGATTAGCGATTACAGTTTCGACCATGTTATGCCTTCTTGGTGTCCATGAAGGTGCGACGTTCCATGACGTGCTCCTTATTCTTGACTTCGTCTACGACGATTATGCGACCATCAACTTTCTTGGTCTTCGCTTTCGGACGATTATCCACCAGATCTTCCGGCTTCATTTGCGTGTGCTCAGGTGAGCTTGGGTTTGCGTTAGCCATACGAGTTCTCCTCTATTCGGCGTTTTGTTCGACTTGGCCTTTTGCCATTGCTCCAGCCATAGGGCCGGCGACCTTCTCGGTCAGGGCATCAGCGTCAGCCTTCTCTTGGTCAGCTTGGAGATCTTCCTCGGATTTGAGGATGTCCTTCACGTCGACGTTGTGGGATACTGCGAACTGTTTAACAGCAGGGCCCTGTTTGAACAACTTCAGCACTTCAGGTCCAAAGGTTTGGACGAGGTCGGCGAAGAAACCGCGGAGGCGATTCAATTCATGACCACGGCCAAGCGCCTCGAAGCCAGTGATGATAACTGGTGAGACACCTTCCTTACCTGCGACCTTAGGGAACGTGGGGAAATCCCCGTCGTCCTTCAGGATCTTAGTGATGCGATGCACGATAGGCATCTGGAGTTCATTAGCCTGCACTGTGTAGACGCCTCCCAGTACGTCCTCCAGTTCTTGAGCTTGTGCTCTAATCTCTTCAGCTGTCACACGCTCAGCGTCTCGGGTAGTACCGGAGCGGAGCAGGAATGCGTGAGAGAGTCGAAGTTCAATTCCTTCCATCACAGCTTGAGCCGCGCGGAAGTCGTTGTTCTTCTCGATTTGTAAAATGTTGATGTCACCTTCAACGCCGGTTACGACGTCGCCTGACTCTGCATTCTCCAGCTCGTCCTCGTCCGTGATGGAGTTGGGGTTGAGCATAAGGATGATGCGAGCAGCGGCAGCAGCGAACTGAATGACAGCCTTGTTGAGAGCTTCGATGGAGATCATGTCTCCCATGTACTCTTCGATCAGGCCACGACCATAGTCTTCATTCTCGATAGACGACCAGCGCATGATAATAAAAGGAGACTCAGTTGCCTGAGAACGACCTTCAGATCCTGGGACCATGATGTCGTTGATTTCCTGATACCACTTGTGCTTCTTGCCTTCGAGTTTGACGTGGGTGTAGATGTCACACTTGTTCTTGTCGCCGCCTTCAGTAAGACTCAGGTCAACACCAACAGCCTCAGCGACTTTTACGTCGAGGGACTCTTTGTTGACTGACTCTTTGATGACGAGTTCCATTACCTTGCCGGCAGGATTACGCATGACGACAAACTGGTTCAGCTTGTACATGCGGTTCTCGCCGTCCTTCGGCATGTGGATCAGGGCGTTGCCCGTCACGATCATGACTTTGATAGCCATGTGCACGATGGTACGAAGGTTGGAGTTTTCGATCTTGCTCATTCCCTTGTTCTCGAGTTCGCGCATGGCGTCTTCGACATCAACCTTTTTGTTTCCCAATTGGTCGACAAGGGTTTGGTCCATCTTGTAACGAAAGAATGTTGCGACTGAGGGCAGGAGAGCCAACAGCATTTTACTTGCAAGATTGTTTACGCCGCGAGCACCGAGAGATTGCCACGGAGTCTTGAGTTCAGACTGTTCGTCGTGGCCCTCGGGGGGCATGAGGGAGGGGATAGTGATTGCGGATGCCTGGCGAGC